AACGACATCAAACTGTCTATAGCACTCTCGTCTAAGTCAGGGTCAACGTCTTGCTCAACTTCATTTACTGTACTGTTAGGCGACCAACCACCTTTAGATCTTAGGAAGAACTCTGCCGCCTTAAAGTCACCACCCTTAGCGGCCTCTACGACAACACTCCCTATCTCTCCTACTATCTCAGCCTTAGTCTCAGCTATAAGATTACCATAGACTTTATAAAAAGTGGCTGTACTAGCAGGTGCATCTTGATACTTCTGTATTGATCCAAGTATGTCTCTAACTGCAACACCATTCTTTATACCAGCTACAACTTTCTTAGCTATAACTTCACTATACTTCTTAGCAGGTATCATAATAACTTCTCTCTTAAAGCCCAACAGGGCATCGATCTTTAGATCTATATATAAACAACCCATCGGCATGACCACATCTAATACAACTAAGTGGAAAGGTTCGTCATGGTTGGGAAGGAAAACTGAATAGCTACTACTTAAGTATATACTTACGTTCTCCAACTAGCTAGTTATAAACAGTAAGTAGTATAACCTGTTAGTGAGAAACTTAAGTAGTGCTTCTTACTTATATATAATGCCTAAAATACGTAAAGTGCAAGGTAAGTATTACAACTATTTTACAAGTAGTTGAAATCTAATGATTCTTTTTTTTGTTGTATCATACTTAAGTGGGTAGCGCATGTCAAGTCCTTGTGTGTCGTCCTGTTGTAATGACTCCGTGTAGTAAGGATATAAACGCTGTCTGTGTGACACAATGACGCATACTAACTTTTTTTTGTTTTCGGATATGGGTAGTGTTAACACGCCCCCATGCATGATTCGCTCAGAATGTCAAGGGTCCCACTCAAGAAAGTGACATATATTACAGTAATGTAACAAAACGTGATCGGTTATGACAAAAGACTTGACAAACGTATAAAAACGTGCGCTAGGATAGCGAATCGGCATACACCCACAAACTAGTTTAATGTTAAACCATTATCTAACTCTAGTAATTTTGTGATCACAAATAAATAGTATAGTATTGAACTAAAACGAAAAAAGACTCACGCAAGTTAATGCGCGAGTCCATTGGGAGTCTATATAAACTGTTTTAGATTATACTTTAACGATCCCTATTATAAAATAGTCTTTTAGTATATGTGTTACATGATCCATAGAATAAGCATATAAATAAATTATAGTAGATTCTTGATCGTTTAATCCTATTTTAAGAATAGCTTTATAACGTATCATAATGTGACTCCGCCTATATCAAAAGATAAATATGGATACTGCTTTTTACACTTTGCTAGTCTCTGAATTGCTAGTTCGTGGTTAAGTTCTTCATAGTATGCAAACAACTTGCCACAACTATATATGTTTACTCTATACTTCATTATTGTACCACCTCTTTTGCTTTACGTTTACTTGTTCCATGCGCCACAATAGCAATTGATTTAGCATTGACACTAGCACCACCGCATAACTTACAACTTGCACAAGTTGCACGCTTGCCCATCTCTTCACTAGCAGGACATAGTATTTCGCGGCGTTTGTATAGTTGATTAATACTTGATATGACTCTGAAGGTACGTTCATTACGAGACCATGCGTCCACCGATTGCTTAAGATTATCAGTGCTAGTCATTATTGACTCTGGCATTGGATTAATAGCGGCGTGAGTGTAAGCTGTTGAATATAACGACTTGCTTGTTAATGCTTTCCAAATGTCATTAGGGACGGCGCAAGGGTCGCCGTATGTACCCAAACGCACGCCTTGCAAACTACCAAAAGATTCAACCTGTTTTAGTGTTGATGTAGTAGTACCATAAACGCCCTTTTTATAGGCCTTATATTTAATTAATGGTGCGTGCATTAACGTCACATAGCAGGTTCTATCAGTCGCCTGTCCTGTTGCGTTATTGTTAGGCGTACCGCGATGGGGACACGTCCCGCATATTGAAGCGTCTTTTCCTGTTCTAGAGGCCTCTAGAGGGTCAACAGTTGCATCAAGGATAAACGTTTGAATCATGTTACCCGTTTTAGAATTATTAGACTCGGATTGTGCAAGCGCAACAATAGGCTCGCCATTTATAAGACTCGCGCCTTGATATAATATAATAGTTTTATTGGCCATGATTAAGACTCCAAATAATTAGAATTATGATTTACATATTGAACCCATTGAATCGCGTCCAATGGTGGCAAGTTTAAATCATAACAATTATTAAGTATATCACGGACTCCGCAAGCGTCGGTATAACTACCGGTGTATTCATCCCAATTAGTATGAATGTATTGTGCAAACGCGCTCGCAATGACTCGTTGATGGCCGCCAAACTCTTCGAAGAATGACTCGCAAGTGTCTATAAAGACTCGGGGTGAAACTACTTTTGACATAATTAAGACTCCTCTATGTAATAACAGATTGCAAGAATACATAAGATAATAAATGGGATTAATATATAATTACTAAGCATTATAAACGACTCCCAATAAATAAGTTAGTAGCACAAACAGTAGATAAACAAAGTAGAGTGCTAGATAATTCTAAACTATCTAATTGTGCAAATGGTAGCACGGCAAAGATTGCTAGGCTAACAAAGTAAATAGTGAATTGTAAAAATGTAATCATAATTAAGAGTCCTTTTATCAGTGTTTTAAGTTATACCTATTCATAATATATAAAAGAGTGATTCGCAAGGTCTGAGCTATGCTAATATTACATAACGGATATGCAAAAATAACATAGATAAACACTTGCAATAAAACGAATCGCATAGTATAAGGAATGTATAGAAACGCTGATAAAAAAGGATAGCGCAAAATGACATATGATAACATAGAAAAATTAATGAAGTTACTTGATACTTTAAGAGTATATCACGAAGCAAGAATACATAATTTGCATAGCGACGATTTAACAACCAAAGTTCAAGACGAATGTGACGAAAAAATAAAACGCGCTAAACAAGAAATATTTGAATTATTCCAAGCAAAATAAATCAACCGCGCTAACTAGGGAGTCGCGCCCCTATATCATAAAATTAAGGGCTAGTTTTTTTAGAACAAGGTCGCAAAAGGTGGAAGGATGGACTAAAACGAATCAGTTGCATTTATGTCACTGTTGCAAATATGTCATGTCAAGATGTAATTATGTCACTGTTGTATTTATATCACGTTGCCAAAATGTCGCACCCCCTCCAGTGGAAAATGACCCCCCTCCAGTGGAAAATGAGAGTCACCCCTCCAGCGAAATTAGCCAGACCCCTCCAGTGGAAATTAAGAGTTGACCCCTCCGATGGAAAATGATAGAGTGATTCGTATAGACCCCCTCAGTGGAAATAAGGATAGATAAAATGGAAATGATAATTAAAGAGATAGAAGCTATTTCATCAGATGTTTACACTATTGTAGGTAAAGCAGAAGTTTGTAAATCTGACATTCAGCGTGGTATAAATGTAAGTCATACTCCAAAGTGTGATGACAGTATTTCAAAGCAAGACAAAATAAATGATCTGTTTTACTATCTTGATGAAGCTAAGTTTGATGTAGACACTATTAGAGATGATCTAAAAGAGATTAAGAATAAACTTGATGATTTACTAGATCTAGTACAATATGAAGAAGTAGCACAAAAGATAAGGAGTAAGTAAAATGGAAATAGTAAGACAAAGTTACGCTAGTCATATAGACACTAGAGTTTACATGGACTTAGGTTATGGTGAGATGGAAATAGATGTAGAAGAAATAGAAATGGTTGACGGAGTACTGTCAGGCAGGGCTTACTGTGATAGGAGAGAGATAGAGATGCATCTAGAACATGATGATTGTCAACGTGCATTAGATAAATACGAGGCAGAGATTGACGGCCTTGATGATATACATTGCGAGGTGGCGTGATGGAATTGATCAGTAAAGTTTTAGAGCAAATTAAAGAAGATGTGGAAGCAGGTGATGTGACCGCGATTGAGTTGTTACTTGATGAAGTATCAGAAAAAAACTTGCGTGAATTTTTATCAGAGGAGAATAACAATGACACTTAGAGAGTTAGAACACCTTCTTTTTCAGGCAAGGCAACATCATACTGATGATGAGCTTATATGTATTTTTAACAGAGATACAGGTGAACGTATTGACATAGAATTTGTAGACGATATGGTTAATGGCGAAGTAAGATTAGTTGCTAAGGAGAATAACAAATGAGTGGAGATAAGATACCACCGATTAACCCTGTAACTGGTAAGTTTATTACCCCCTCTAGTGGAAATAAGGTATATAATACACGTCAAGAAGTTGTAGAGGCTCGTATATCTAAGGAGATAAGCACTGAAAGGTTTTATGAGCTACTTGGTGTATATATGGAAGCACATGAAGAAGCCCCTGAATATGGTTTTGTAGGTGTAGGCTGTATAAGTTTTGCTGAATCAGTGTTACAAGAGCATCAGGACGGAGTTGTAAGGCGTATAAGAATACCTACGTTGTATGATGAGTATTCATTTAAACAGGAGAGTAATGATGAGTAGAATAGGAAATTATGTGGTCGAGCTAGAAGAGAATAAAATCTTTTGTATTAACTGTGAACAAGAGGTTGATCTCGAACAACTAACAGATCTTGACATATGTGAAGAGTGCTACGAACAGCAAACCATAGATAACCAGTTGCTTTAAAAGGATAATAACATGAGCAGTAGAGACGAGAACAAGACTTATAAAGTAGCAGGTGTACACATCGGAAAGAAAGGTGTCACAGTTTTAGAAGGTAAACATAGAGTGTTAGAAGAAGCTGAACAGTCAGCTAAACTACTTACTGGAAAGTATGCGTTAGAAAACAGTTTAGGCATAACTAATTTTGTAGCCTTCAATACTCATGCACTTACGATGCTACCACCATACAGTATTGACATGGAAGCTGAATGGAATTATGTAGTAGAGCAAGAGGGGGATGACACCCCTTCAGTGGAAATTAATAGACAAGCAGAAGGAAGCATATAATGACTTTACCACTTAACATGGTTACTAATGTATTATCAGAGAACCAAAACAAGTTTATCACAGTTAAATTCTTAACTAAGGATAACGAGGAGCGTACCTATACAGGTCGTATGAATGTAATAAAAGGTCTTAAGGGCAACGAGAAGGGTCGTATAGCGGCTGAAGCACTACGTAAGGCAGGGTACATCACACTGAAGACTAAGCAAGGCTACAAGTGCTTTAATGTGGATCGTGTGCTAGGTTTTGTAGCAGGTGGTCGTCGTATCTTTGGGTTAGGGACTGAGGTGTAATAATGATTAAACGATGTAAAATGAATTGGGAAACAGAAGATCACACTTTTGAGTTCCATACGTGTGGAAACTCTGTTTACTCTTTAGATTACTTAGGTGACTTTATTGGCTCTCTTAATGATTTGTATAAGAAGATATCAGAAGATCATTACTATGGAGAAATACCAAATGTATTTAAAGTTAGGGGTGGTTGTATGAGTACGTGGATTGAGGAAAAGAAGTAATGCCCTTACCCCCTTCGATGGAAATGGAGCTTATGGAGCTAGGCATACTCAAGAGTGATATAGAAGAACTTGAGAGTGTAGCAGAGCAAACAGGCTTCTATGCACTAAGAGCCGAGACTATAGCTTGGCATAACACACTAATAGTAGATGGAGAGGTAATGTTCTAATGACAAAAATAAAACTACATGGAGATTTCATGCTTACGAGTGACGTAATGGGTATACTAAATGATATTATGTATTCTAAAGACCCTGTTCTAGAGGCAGGTAATTTAAAGAGAGATATAGTACACCAGAAATACAACATAGGAGATAAAGAAGAGTGAAGCCAATATTTTATTGCCCAGACTGCTTAACTAAAGGTTACAAGAATAAACTTAAAGTTACTGATACTAGAGAATACTTCGGAAGAGGATTCCCTAGTATAAAACGCTATAAGAAATGTTTGATTTGCGGTTTTAAGATTAACACTATCGAAATGGAGTTGAAGAATGAATAAAGAGTATAAACCATATTACAGGACAGATAAGATGAAACAAGAAGAACTAAGAACAGCTAAATACATAAGTATTTTATTTTTTACTATGATAGGATTTTCGTTCATAGGCTTTTCTTTCATATTAGTTAAGGCAATGTTATATATGACTGGTCTATTCTTATGAACAATCAAGACATACTAGATATGTGTAGAAGGTTAGCTAGTAAGTACTACAACCATCAGGACTACGATGATATAGTTTCTGAAGGTGTAGTGCTATGCTTAAAAATGAGAGCCGAGGGAATTAAAGAACCATCTAAACTTTATTACAGCGCAAGGACTGCTATGTTTCAGTATGTAAACGTAGGTATGTCTCAGTTAAGCTACCCTAAAGGTATGGCAGGTCGTGATGCTGTTATGGAAGATAGATCAGTATATATAAGTGCTGATGAAGCTAATATACCTGCTGAAGATATATTTGGTTCTTACGAACTAAAAGATTCTATAGAGGTTTTAAAGAAAGAGTTATCAGCTAAAGAGTGGAGGCTATTTATGGTTTTATATAATAATAACAATAACTTAACAGAGGCTTCTAAAGTGTTAAATGTGTCTAGACAAGCTGTAGAACAGATCAGAAATAACATACGTTACAAACTTGTAACAATTTGTGATCTTGCACTTTAGAGATTTTAGGCATTATAGATAAATGTACTACTTAAGTATAAACATAAGTTTTACACTCACTAGTACAAACTACTAAAGAAAGAAACGTAAGTATGTCAGAAATAATACATAAACCTTGTCCCTTTGTTTCATGTGGCTCAAGTAATGCTTTTTCTTATAATACTGAAAAGAGAGTAGGTAAGTGTCATTCTTGTAATGGTAGTTATCCATCTAGAGAAGAAACATATGACTGGGCAGAAGAAAAGTATCCTAAGAAAGAAAGAGATAGTATGAACGTAACAGAGTTTACACCTAAAAGAATAGAGAGTGTATCTAATGGTCGTCACCTACCCCACCGAGGGATTTTGCAGAGTACAATGCAAGACTATAACGTACTCACATATGACGACAGACAAGAGTACGTATACCCCTCTGGGGGAATTAAGGTTCGTAATCTAGAAGAGAAGGCTTTCTATGCTAAGAGTGGTTTCAAAGGTGATGAACTATTCGGTATGAACTTATTCCCTGCTGGTTGTAGTCGTATTGTAACAATAACAGAAGGTGAGTTAGACGCTCTATCAGCCGCACAGATGCTTGGTAAACAATATACTAATCCTGTTGTGTCGTTACCTTCAGCTACACCATCTAAGAAGCTGTGGGAGAACTGTAAGGATTGGTTAGGTAGCTTTGAGAAGATTGTCTTGTCTGTAGATAATGACGAAGCAGGTAACGCTCTAGCTGATCGTATGGCTAGGTTGTTCCCTAACAAAATATATCGTGTACAGCATGGTGACTTTAAAGACGCTAATGACTTCTTACAGGCAGGTAAGGGTGCAGACTTCAAGAACCTATGGTGGAAACCA